GGGTTCGGAATTGAGCGTTGGTTTGTTACGTGGTGGAAAGGCAAACCATAGTCGGGTGTAAGAAGGCTTAGTCGGTTTACAATTGCAAGTTCGAGGCATGGTAGGGTCGGAGGTGCAGGCACGAATGACCCCTAACCGAACATGTGCGAAAGGTTCCCGAGAACGAGAGAGGAAAATTTCTTCTTGGGGCGAAGTTTGGTTTCCGAGTGGATGATCGGGATGCGTTTGCGTTTCGACTTGTCAATGGTGTGTGAATCGCCGAGGTCACGGACACCGTCAGTTATGTGGGTGAGGGCGAGCATTTTTACGGTGCGAGTGAATGGGATCTCACCGCGGGCGAAAGATTGGAGGAAGGAGAGGAAAGAGTCGAAATCGGCTGTGTTGTCGAAGGAACCGTTGTAATGGAAGGAGTTGACACGGGCCATTTGGAGTCCAGCGACGAGTCCGACATCTTTGAAAGTCACACCGATGGCGTCGCGGTAAGTTCCGTAATCATCTCTGTTCAGATAGCCACGTGTCAAGACTTTTCCCGCAATGCGAGGCAAATCGAAAGCGCAACCTTGTTTGTTGATGATAAAAGAAACAAAATTCCCGGATGGGCCAGATGCAGGTTTGAATTTCCAACTGCAATCGGATGCGTATTGTTTGAGCTTCTCCATATCGAAAGATACGTCTGGGCCACGCGCGAGAGAATCGTCTCCTTTGATGTACAGTTTGCGGTAATCTTTCATGATGTCCATGCACACGGCCATGTTGAAGAGGCAGTTGTCGATGAGCGTGTGAGGGGCGCCGGAGTCTTTCTTATCGTTGACGACCAATGAGAGGGCAGTACAAGCGATGGTGCGAGAGGATAATTGGGCAGCGACGAGGATGCGGAGATTCTCGGGGCAACCTATCTTCGTCAATGCTCGCAAGAAGATTTTTCGGCCGACGTTGTTTTGGGAAGAGTCAAATTCGGTCCAGTCGTTTTCCAAATAGCGGTCGTTGGGGGAGCCGTCCTGCTCAAGAAGTGTCATGACTTCAAGATCGGTCATGCCGGACGTAATGATGACGTTCCCTTTAGACTGTTTGACCAGCACGAGCTCGAGGAGGCGGGTCCAGGCGCAGATTTGGAAGTTGAGGGTTTTGTCCCAGGCAGATATGCATTGTCCGGCTTTGTCTTTGGTATTGGGGTCGGATCCGTTGCAAGGTTTCTGTTGGGATTTGAGGAAAGCTTTGACCATGTTCGTAGAGCGCTCAGTCCAAGCTGCTATGTCTTTGAGTTCCGAAAGGTCGTGGCCACGGTTTTCGAATTTATCCATCGCTTGCACGAGGCAAGTGTGTAAATCGGCAGTGGAAACGGTCCAATCGAATTCCGCGGCAAGATTCTCGAAGAGACGCTTTGCAAGGCGTTCAGCGGAAACTTCCGGGAGATTTTTCGTGTGGGCGGTGAGACGTTTGAGCATAGACTTTACGAGCATTCTCTGATCTGTGGAGCGGGTGACTTTGACTCGCTGGCCAGCAATGAATTTGTGGACATAGTGGGGGCTGGCTTGGTGGAGTTCATCCGTGTAAACTTGTTCGAGTCTCAGGGCACCTTTCATGTCATCGCCATGGTCAAGGTGTGTGGTCATGGTGGCTTGTTGTTCCGTCAAGAGGGGGGCGGGGAAATACTTGTGGAGTAACATCGCGCACGCACTCTCGTCGGTGTTGTTGGCGGCGTACGGGATGGGGAATTCGTCGGTGTTCTCGGCAATGATGGGTTTGACGTTAGGGAGTGCGTCTAGTGCATTCAGGTCGATGTTGGACTTGTCAGCATAAAATGAGACAGGCGCGGAGTCATTGATGAACCGAGTGATGTCGTTCGATTCGCCGGCGGTCTCGTCTCGGATGAAAAGTTGGTTGGTGTGGCGAGTCAACCCGACGACGAGGTAGTTTGGCGAGCGTTCAAGTAGTTCCCGTTCAGCTTTGAGACCGGCGTAATGCAGGATCACGCTAGGGAAAGTTTGGCCTTGTACTTCGGCGACGGTGTTCGCGTTGCCTTCTCCGAGGGGACCGTTGATGCGAGCTTTCTCAGCTTGGCAAATGGTTAGGATCTTGGCATCTCCGCGTCGGAAACCGGAATGAACGTGATGTATGGATGTCTTGACTTGGGAACAGGAACGAATCTGGGGGTAGGCACGGCGTATGACGGGTAGAGCGGTGACGTCGACGGGACAGCGTTTCGAGACGAGCATTTCTTCGGTGGGAATGTATTGGATGATCTTTTCCAATTTTGTGGTGGCTGACCAAAGCCCGGAGAAATCGACGTGCGTAATCTGTTGGGGATCGCCAACCAGGAGGATTTTGTATTTTGAAGCGATTGCGTTTACGTAGGCGATCGGTAACGTGAATGCTTCCTCGATGATGACGAGAGTGGGGTTGAGCCTTTCGATGGAACCCAGACCTTTGTGACAAGTAAGGGCGCGGGATGGGGCCTCGAGGTCGTTCGCATACTTCCGTTGGAGTTCACTGGTGGGGCAGAGGACAATCACCGTTCCTTGCACTGAAGGAATGACGGATTTCATAATCCTTCCGGTTTTTCCGGCACCAGGCACACCTTTGAGGAGGATCATGTTCTCGGTATGAAGCTTCTTCGGGGTGTGTTTCATCAGGAAGGGTAGAGTGGATCCGAGACAAAAAGCGAGGTCTGGTTTCTCCTCTTCACGCGCTTTCTGCTCTCCGTTTTCCATTTCCATAATGAGGGTGGCGTGTTGTTCTTCCGCCATATAGTCTGCGGCAATTTCATCTGGAAGGATTGCGTGGACGCCAAGATCAAGTCCCCAGGTTTGATGTTCTTTCGCGTTGGTTGTGATGATTTGACCGAGCGCGAGTTCTTTGGCGGAGTTTTCATTGATTGCGGCGATGTCCTCAATGGTAGGTTTGAATTCTGGAGGGGTGAAAGCGAAATTAACTTCCTTGTGGAAATCGAATTCTTTAGTTCCGCTGTGGCAATCGTAATCTTTGAAGAATTCTACGTGGGCACGGGTGAATAAGTTTTGGGAACGTCCGCTGAGCTTTGGGTCTTGTTCGTGGTGGTGTTTGAAGCAACATCCGTGTTTTTCGAGGAAGTTGGTGATTTTCTTCCAAGTTTCTTGAAACCAGCCCGGGGGTTCTCCGTTCTTGGCCATGTGGGAGAGGGCTTTCCCGATAATGTGGTGGTCTTGCCCGCGTTGGAAACATGCAAGCAAATAAATGGAGAGGCAGACTTGAGTGAATTCTTCCGTCGTGACGTTCCAGTGCAATTCGACCACTTTTTCGCCGAGGCGTACTTCGTTGACGAGTGTGCGAGCGTAGGCTTTGACGGTGTCTATGTTGAATCCAGCCTCCTTGCGAGCATAGATGAACTCAAAGAGTTTCCGAACTTTTGAAGCGTCAGTGATGACATACTCAATTTCTTGTCTTTTGCAGAAAGAGTTCAAGGCAAGCTTCGTGAAATTCGGGACTTTGCATAAGTTGATGAGTTCGTTCGGGACTTGGTAAAAGAAAGAACCGCCGGCAGTGACTCTGGTGATGTTGAGTTCAAATTGACTGCCGTTGTGTCGCACCTTTTCGATTGCAATGCCGAAGCCGAAAGGAGTGTCCAAAGCACCAGTGGTGAGGTAGGACAACCAGTCGGCCCGGTTATGTTCGTACCCGAAAGAGGTGTCACCGAGAAAGTTGAAATGGATGATTGATTTGTCCCCTTTTCCGGTGGTTTTGAAGCGGTACATGTTATCGTAATCGGTCCAAGTCTTGGTTTCGAGAGCCTGCACGGGGATGTGCATCCAGGCTTTGATCTGGTGAATTCCGTGTTCCTCCATGCCCAAAGCTAATTGGCCAAGGGTTAAGTCGTACAAAGAATGGACTGCAATGGCAACTTTGGATTGGAATCCGCAGAATTCAAAACCATCCACGCAAAAAGTGTGCGAAGGGATACCAGTGGCGAGTGCGTTGACGCGGTCAAGGTAAAGCTTGGCGTCAAGTCCCGTGGCTTGAACATTGGCGATTTGTTCGCGTGACGGGCGCAGGCCTCGGAGTTTGGAGGAGGAAGCGGAGGTGAAATGCCTCGATTGGTCTCTGGCGGAAAATTTGGTGCAGCCGTGGGCCAGAGGGTTACCAAGCGCGATGTTGTAGAAATTCGAGGCATTGGGTCCGATTTCGATGATGTTCTGATGGTTCCTTGCGAAATCGTAAGCAAGTTTTTGGGCGATGCGTTGATGGGCGGCGGCGATGGGATGATCGGTGGGGCGGTTGGTTCCGGCCTTGATCACGAGCGGACGATAAAAGTGCTCAAGTGAGCGATGATCGTCGGGCGTGAGGGCGAAATCAACTTTGAGTGCCGTGCGGTGAAGAGACACAAGATACTTGTGATCTTCCGCTTCGGTAAAAGCAACGTTGAGTTTGCTCTTGCGATCCATGATTGGTAAATGAACTCGATTGTGATAGTGGCCTTGACGACTAAAAGAATG